TGGCATACTTGACAATCACTGTAGTTCCTTCAATCGTAAAAATATATCGGCTGGAAAGTTTGCTTTTCGCCTTGTTCAGCACATATACGATCATATCTCCAATATTCTTCTGTACTGGTTTGATTCTTTTATTTTTGATTGATCCGTAACTGTATTTCAGTTTCAACTTCCATGCCGTACAGATTCTTTTTACAATCTCTTTTGTGCTTAGCCCCTTTTTGTAATAAAAATAGTCTTGAGATTTCATCATATAGATCAAGTAATCATAGGCTGTAAATGTTACTTTTTTTTCTGTATCGGTAACCCTGTCTCTATCCCAGATCACACCTCGAAACACTTCAAAATCTCCATGGCCAACATTCGCATATATGTATAATCGGTCTGATGGTTGAATCAATGTCGCAAGTGTTACACCATTTTTCGCAGCGTTCATTACTGTTAAGCTGACCTCTTTTGCCAGCGAATCAGGATCATCAGACATTGTCAGGTCCTGTATAACTTTCGATTTGTATAGATCGTATTCTTGCCCCGAAGCCGTCTTTACAACTGCTTTATACAGTGGATTTCCTAAACTTGGCATATCTTTCCTATCCTCCTATCATTTTTAACAGTGTTTTATAATCAGCAACACCAGTTACTGTTAATTTGTGCTTACGTTGGTAAGTTTTAATCGCTGTTACTGTCTTAGATCCGCAAGCACCATCCTGTTTGACTCCCACCATTTTCTGGACAAATTTTACGACCTGTCCTTTTCTTCCGGTTCGAATCGTGATCTTTTTCATGGCTGATTTCATCGAAGATGTCAGCTTTTTATCAACTTTCAGCTTCGAGTAGCCATCTTTATTCATTGCTTTCTTTAATTCCTCAACCTTGGAATTAGAAACTGATTTACTGCTTGGAACAGGAATCACAAGCACCTGACCTTTATAGATCGTATATTTGCTGATCTTTTTCTTTGGATGTTTCTTACGTTCCTTTTTATTCCTAGAATCAATCAGTTTCTTATTTGCATTATAAATAACCTTGTATTTTTTACTGGACCCAAGATATTTTTTTGCAAGTTTCCGTAATGTTTGTCCTTTCTTTACTTTGACCTTTTTCTTTGTAGTTTTGGTACTTCTTTTCGTTGAGGAAACACTTATTTTTTCGTAGTCGATAAATCTTACCGTGTAGTAATAATCATTCAGGCTTTTGACCGTAGAATCGTATTCTGAAACACGCATATCAACATTGATCTTCGTTCCTGTAATACAGACATTTACCACTTTCCCATACTTAGCCCAGTATTTCATCAGTGCATCTAAGGTTGCTGGATCAGTCCACTTACGAACAAATTTCATGCCTTTTCTTGCTTCTCCGGGAAAAAAACATTCCCAGCTTAGTTCTGAAAGATTTTTACCATTCGGAACACTGACCTGACCTAATTTATAGATATCATATTCTGCAAACTTACCTTCGATTGATGATTCAATTTCTTCAGGAATGATCGGAATTTGTATCTTCTGATCATTCCCTTTTGAATTTTTTCCAGTAATATATATGTCCATTTACATTACCTCCGCTGTTCTGTTACTTGCCGTTGATCCGATTGCATCTGCGATCGCCTGCATAATAGCATCTGCGATCTCTCCTTTAGAGTTTTTGATAGCATCAACTATGCCGTCATTTCCAGATGCATTGACGCTGATCGTAATACCACCAACGTTGATCACTGGCTGACTGCTACCAGACGAAGCTTTTCCAGATCCGGATGATCCTCCAACAAGTCCACCTTTGGCATGCTTTGTAACGCCTAAAATCTGTCCTGCTTGATTCCAGAGAGATAATGCACGGCTTCTATGTCTAGAAAGTGGAATGACCATTTCGTTTCCTTCTTCTCCTAATTCAGAAACGATATGACCTCTGACCAGACTACCCTTCGCATTATGAAAGAACTTTCCATTTTTCGGTAAGGCTGTCTGTACTTTCGGTGCGGATGATGTCTTTTTGCTTGTTTTCTTTTTACCAGATTTTGAAGAACCGCTATTACTTAGATAACTTCCACTAGTAATACTTTTGATCGCACTTGCTTGTGCAGCGGTTGTACTTGCTGCGGATGCAATCGTTGAGGCTGCGGATGCTAAAGCACCTGCAAGTGATAATGCAGAACTTCCAGCACTTTGTAAGTTGCCACCAGCTGCAAGCGACATAGAACCCATCGTTCCCAGCATTCCTCCAGCTGTTGCGGACTTTCCACCTAAGCTGCTGACTTTTCCACCAGCTGCATTCGTAGCACCTGAAAAAATCTTTGTCGTCTTTGATCCAACATTCGTTTGTTTTGTGTTTTTCTTATTCTCCTCGTAAGCTTTCTGTACGGAACTTGCCAGTTCTTTGTATTTTGCTCCTTTTGGATTAACACTGCTAATACTGTCTTTACTGTATTTCCAATATTCCTGACTCTTTGCCGTCATAGAATTACTGTTTTTCAGTGCATTCTTTCGGCTGGATACAAACTTTCTAAGGGAGTCGCCGAACTTATTTCCTTTTGTGATTGCACCAATTCCACCAATTCCAGCACCAATAAATGCTCCCGGAACTGCTCCAACACCACCAAAGGCAGCTCCTATGGCTGCTCCGGCGGCTGCACCACCTCCAACCATTCCAAATTTCGTGCCACCTCTATAGGCTTCCTTCTTCTTCGTGGCTGAATCTTTTGAGGTCACTGCGTTATAAATATTACCAGCTGCACTTCCTATTCCAGCAATCCCTAAAGCTCCACCTAATAAAGATGCACCTCCAACGGCTGCTGCTCCACCAGCGGTCGCTGCACCTGATCCAAGTTTTACGCCTAGATTTCCAAGCCATGCTTTCCATCCAGTGGCAGCTACGGTTTCTCCATTTTTCAGCGTGACACCAGAACCGCCTAAACCAAACAAGCCACCCGGTGTCCTTGTCGGTCCAGATGGTGTTTTCGGTTCAGTTTGTTGCATTTTTCGCTTTACGCTTTCTGGTAACCAGATTTCTTTATTACCTGTCGGATTTGTTCCCGGTATTGTAGAATTTCCGTTTCCAATTCCTCCGTTCACATTTACAACTGCCGCGGACACATTAATTGTTCCAATAGAATCTCCCAAAGGATTTGTTTTTCCTCCACCTCCAGAACCGCCAGTGATCAGATCGTATAGACTTTTTCCACCTTTAAACAGCTTTAGCCCTCCAGATAATCCAAGAAATCCAGCTAAATAATCTTCGATACCAGCTTTATCTCCGCCTGGTAACAGATCCTTAAGAGATTCCTTGAACCAGTTTCCACCAGCTTTTGCAATATCTTTTCCAATCCCAGTAATCTTTTTAACGATCGCCGGTCTTCCTTTAGAATCCCACCACTTAGAAAACGGATTTACAATCAGTTCATCCCAAGCAATACTAATCTTGCCACCGATTGAAGCATTTTGGAATTTTGGCATACTAATAAGATCGTCGATCTTATCTCCAGCCTTTTCAAGTCCCTTGAATACAGATGTACTTGCATACTCTCCAAGTTTTTCAAGTGATGTTCCAGCTTCTTTTAGTTTTGCATCGGATTTATCAAGATAGTCTGCAAATTCTCCTAAACCTTTCGTTGCTCCCTTCTGGAGACCTTTTCCCCATTTAGAAACAATGTTTATGTCGAACGTATCTTTAATATTTGACATTAATCCAGAAACCGTCGAATTAGATGTTTTGTCCATCATTCCATCAAATTCTTTCAGCCCATTAAGGATTGTCTTAACTGCTTTGTCTCCACTGATTTCGCCCTTTTGAGACATTTCTCTGATCTGGGCTATGGATTTACCCTCTGCATCAGCAAGATACTTCCATGCGTTTATGCCGACATCTGTCAGCTGATTCATGTCCTCTGCGTTCAGCCTTCCGTTTGTTTTCATCTGACCTAAAGCTCTGGATACTCGAGAGATACCCTCTTCTCCAGCTCCAAGTGCTGCGGATGCATTACCGATCTTTGTTAGATCCGGAATAATGTCTTTATCAGAAAAACCATAAGCCAACATCCTTTGAGCATTTGATACTACGGCCGATGTGTCAAACGGAGTAACAGATGCAAATTTCTTCGCACTATCCATAAACTTCGTAGCTTTCTTTTTAGATTTCAGCATTGTTTCAAAGCCAATTTGATCTGTCTGAAATTCGTCTGCTAATGATACTGGATCAGCTATCAATTTCTTTGCAGCAATTCCAGTCATAACTCCACCAGCCAAAGTTTTTAGTGAAAATATAGAATTCTTGATCTTAGATATAACACTTGGGATTTTTTTGATCTGACTTGTTACCTTGTCATTGATTTTTAGGACTGCTGAAAAAGTCTTTCTACCAAAACTCATACCAGCACTCATAGCTTTTTTGATCCCTGCTGTTGCAGTGTCTTTTAATCCAAGTTTTGGAGTCCAGGTCTTTTTACCGAGCCCGTCTCCCTTTTTACCAAACTTGTCAAGGACTGGACTTGCTTTATCTTCAAGTCCTAATTTTGGCTTTGCACGCTTCTTTCCAAGCTTGTCCATCTCTCGTGATGCTTTCTCTGCATTCTTCCCTGTTTGCTGTAGGCCAGAAGACGCATGGTCGGAATATTCCGATACAACATCGATCACAATTTCTTTGTTTGCCATTTATGCATCGCCTCCTTCCATAGCTGTTATAAGTGCTGCAAAGATAAAAGCCCTCTCTCCTTCTGGGAGATCAAGGGCTTTTGATGGCAACATTCCAGTCCGTAAATAATTTTCTGCGAGCAGAGAAGCTAACGGACTGGACTTAATTAGTTTTTTGCATAATCAATGACATTTGTACCACTGCCGGATAACTCTTCAATCTTGTCGCTGACTGCTTCAAGTTCTCCAGCTGTAAGAATTTCCTTAATGATCTCTGCCTGTGTCATAACCATGTGACCAGCTTTGTTCAGTCCTTCTTTTAATGCTGGATTATCCCAGAATTTTGTTCCATCACTTTCCGGAACTGTTGCAATGTAAATCTGCCATGCCATGTAATCTGCATTGCTTACGCTTTTCTCAATTAATGGAAGTGATGCTCCACCCGGATTCGGCATATAAGTTGTTGCTCTCTTTCTGCAATCAGTGATTTCATCAAAAGATAATGGACGAATATCGAATTTAAACAATTTCTGTCCGTTTCTTTGAATATTTAATGTCTGGCTTACCTCTGTCTTATACTCTGCTGCCTTTAACAGACCAGTGATAAGGTCCATTTCATTTTCTTCTGTTACATTGATATTTGTTTTCTTCTCTGCCATTTTCTTATCCTTTCTTTATGCTGCCAATGATTTAATACAATCTGGTACACTGTTAACAACAAACTGGCACTGTCTCTTGATGATTTCTCCCGGTTTTACTTCCAGAATGTTTGTATCTCCATCAGGAATACATTCATCTAACAGATATTTACTTTCGCCACCAGCAAGTGGTTCTGTAACACCGCCCTGTAAACTGAATGTAGGAATTTTCCCATTTTTAATCGCTTCCAGCATTGGTACGATCGTCAGATCATCTCTTACTACAGCTTCAGTGAACGATGCTGTAAATTTAACACTGTCTGGAACTCCATATGTCTGTACATCTCCTGCCGGATGGAAATCTACGTTTGAAAAATTCATTCCGATTGTAAACTCTTCCACGGATGCAAACCAGATGGAGACTCCATCCAGTGTAATAAAAAGCTTTCCGTCTTTTCCTGTCATCAGCTTTCTAGTATCAAAACCTTTTCCACTCATCTATATAACACCTCCTACTGTGCGATATACTGGAACTGATATGTTAAGTAGATCTTTTCCATGCTGTCAACGTCATCAATGCGGATAATAAAGTATGCATAATCCGCTGCATGTGGATTTTCTGTATCCTCATAAAATTCGTAAGTATCTAAGATCTTTCCTTCTCTGTTCATTTCAGCCAGTACTTTTTTAGCTTCCTGAATTACATTATCAACGCCTGCTGCATTGTTGCTGATCTTACCGATCAATGGTTCTAATGTACGATTGATACGGTCAAAAGCTTCATAACGGACAGCTGTACGTTTGATCTTCTTCCATCCTTCGTCATCGTCCTCATCCAGAACTGTATATGTGTTCACTCCTGAATCAAACCAGACCTGTCCTTCCTGTCCTTCTGACAAAAGAAGCAATCCAGATTTGATCGCATCGACATATTGTTCATTCGTCAGCTGTTCAATGCATGACTCCGCATCTGGAATCTCTGTATGTACAATTGATGTACTTGAATCTTTGCATCCAATCACACCTGCCTGAACTGCTGCAGCAAGGTATCCTTCCACCCTATCTCCGGCAGTATTATAATATCCGCTACCGCAGTAAATAAAATATGGTGCATTATAGGATTTTGCATTCGTTTTTCTTGTAGCAAGTGACTTTCCTGCCGCTTCTCCAAGTACGCAAACACCCAATGCACCGTTTGAATGGATTCTTTCCATGTATGTCTTCGCTAATGCTTTAACATCTTCTTCGACTGTATCAAGCACCAGTACATTCCAAGCATAAGTTTCGAATGCATTAAACGCATTGCTGTAATCTTCTGTTGTGACTGCCGGTGCTGATCCACCAGCCAAAGCCTGCTGTGCAACCGTCTGCATGATCCCGGATGCTCCAGAAACAAGTTCTGCGGATAAATACTTGCTGTCTTTCATTGCTTCCACCAGATTTGCAGCCTCATTTACATCCGCACCAGCGATAAAGCTTACTTTCTCAACAAGTGTTGCCCCATTGTAAACGGAACACTCTTTTGTCGTTTCATCTCCTAATTTCTGTTTTACAGTTACGGAGAATTTCAAAGCGGTTGGATATTTTGTCTTTAATGTAACTGCATTTGTGGCTGTGGTTGTCTGTAAGGACAGGCTTCCTTCTTTACCACCAGTTCCAAGACGGTAAAGATATACCGTGTTAGCACCTGCATCAAACAGTTTTACCGCTGCATCGATCGTTCCACTCTCCATATAAAGTGAAAGAAGATCACTCTTTGATGTGATCTTCTGAATCTCTCCAACTGGACCAAAATCTGCATGAACCGGGATACAGAAAACTCCGTTCATTGCGGATGCTACACCATTATTTGTGATCTGCTCATGTCTGCGATAAACTCCAGCTCTTTCCTTTTTCTCGCCTTTTAAAAATAATCCGGACAAGTTCTTATACCTCCTTCTTCTTAAATGTATCTACAAGTTTCTTTGCTGTGCTCTGCGTTGCTTCTTTAACACCTGCCCTTGCAAATGCTGTTCGGATAATATCTTGTGATACTCCTAACACCTGTGGATTTTCTGCATATTCATCCACAGTATAAGTAACTTCTGGCACTGTTTTTGTTTCGTCTTTCTTTTCTGCCATTGTTTCCTCCTAACTTATCGTAATTGTCTTTAATTCATCGACTGTTTCAACATCTCGTAACTTTCCGTACTGACCTCTTACCGTTACCTGTCCATCTTTTAATGGATCAAGTTTCGTGCTGTATGCCAGCTGATTTACAAAAAACGGCGATCCATCATTCATAACGAACCGCTCTCTTTCCTGTAAATCTTGCAGCAAGTTCATAACAAACTGATCAGCATTTACATCCGATCCGGAGATCACATGTACCTTGATGTTGTTTGTAAACCATGTACAAGCATATGTCGATGGGAACGTTCCTGGCTGCATAGAATCCAGTCTAGTATAAACAACCACTTCTTCATCATCCGGCTTCCAGATTTCGTCAAGTTCCGTGTTATTGATCACTGTCACGTTCCAGTTCTCATCAATGTGTTTTGCCAAAGAACCGACTGCATCCAGCGGAAGGTATGAATGTTTTGGAAAAGCATATGCATCGAATGTCAACACTGATCCACATACTTCTACATCCATTTGCCCTTCGATTGTTTCCTGAAATGATTCTGACTTTCTCCATACAAGAGAAATCGTTGTATCTTCATCAGTCAAGAAAACTCCTTCAAACGCTTTTTTCAGGATCTTCTTCGCTTCAAGCAAGTTCTTATATCCTTGATTATTAAACAGATACGCTATTGCAATCTCCATCGTTCCAGAAACCTTACGCTCTGAATCATCTTTCAGATTCAGCCCATAGATGATACGCCCATACTGCGAACCATCCCACCTTGAATCAGAATCATCAGGTGCCTGATCCAAAAATATTGCTGGTCCATTTTTGAACGTAGCCAATCCGTTAATATTCAGTCTTTTTAAGTACTTGAAAATTATTTCTTTCATAGAGTTACCTCAAAATCTGAACCGAAGATCTTTACAATCTCCGGCTCTGCTTTCTTCTTAATTGGATCAATAAATGGTCGTTTTGCCATCTTTTTTGTGCCACCTTCCAGCCATTCAGCGTGTTTTGAATTACTTTTTATCCGGCTTGTAACTTGATCTCCTTCAATCAGAGTTTGATCATCCCAGTCCTGACGTAACTTTCCAGACTGTGGTGCTGGTGTTTCTCCCGGTGCGGATGATCTATTCGGAAGCCGTTTGTATTTCTTTCCAGAACCGCCTTTCGACAATACTTCGATCTCAATATTTCTAAGGGTGTTTGTTGCCATTGCACCCTTTCGCATCATCTCTCTTTTGATACTTTCATCAAGATTCTTTGCACATGCTTGAAATTCAGCTTCTACGCCCATCTGTATCACTTCTTTCTAATACATAATAGATGGAAAACTGCCCTGTTCCAGCTGGATCTTTTGTACCCTTCACGATAAACTTACGATCATGGCACGGATCATCGCCAAGCAGTAACACATCGTTCTTACTTAGCTTAACCACTGGATGGTAAGACACAATCGTATGACTGATCGGAGTCTGGTTTTGTTTCCAGATTTCCATTGTCTTCATATCTGCTTCGGCTAGTATACCGTCTATGATCGCATCAGGGGCTTCTTTTTCATCGCCCTTTACAACCATGCCATCGTCCATGACTTCTGTATCCTGCCAGTAAACACGGAAAGACTGCATATATTGATATGGTCTACCGATTGATGTCATTTTCAAAAGCGTCCACCTCCAGGATGATTCATCATTCCAACGTAAAAATACTCTCGTTTTTCATTCTCATACGGCTTGATTCCAACACTGGAAGATGCAATTTCTTTTTTCAGATCATCATAAAGCTGTTTCCAGAAATTCATTCGATTACCAAAATTAAAAGAGACAGGACCAACACTGTTGTCTACGTCCTGTCCGTATTTGAACATCATATGTTCTAGCAATTTCAGTTTTGCCATCTTAAAATTGTCCGGATACTGCTCTAATACAGCTGTGATCTCTTCATCGGAAAGTGCAGCTGACATTTCATCCTTTGATACATCAGTATCCGCCAATTCGAACCGCATCTTCATAACATCATTTGTATTGATCTCATCTGGAAAATAGTTATACGTCATTCTCCTCGCCACCTTCCGGCTGTTCTGCTGGTTCTTCGGTTTCTTCTACTGCTTCTGATTCCTGATTAATATCAGTATCAACGGAAAGATCAGCAAGTCTTGTTTCAACTGCTGCCTTAATTCCTTTTCTGGAATCAATCTCATGTAACAGCTGTAAGATCGGTGTATCTTCCTCTGTCATGGTCGCAATCTCAATTTTTGCCTCTTCCATTGTTTTCTGAATTGTGGCAAAGAACTGTAATAACTGCTGTGCGTTCACTGCAAGCTCGTGCTTAGATTGTAATAAAGGAATTGATAAAGTGTTAGGGTTAACATTCAAATCCTCTGCATACGCTCCATTTACGCTCGCTACTTCTGCAATGTGTCCAGACTTCTTTAAAAAGAGAGAGCGTCGTTCATCTACGACACCCTCTGGAATAGTCTCTCCGATCTTATACTGCTTTCCGCCAAAATTAACTGGCTTAAGTGCAACATAATTCATATAAAGCACCTCCTACTCAGATACGCAACCACTTAAGAACGTTGCAAGGTCATCGGAAGTCTTTTTCATGTCTGTTGCCATAAGTCCTTCGATGAACTCTGAATGTGATCCTCCTGGTCCATCATACTGTGATGTAGCCATCCATTGACCGTTTCCTAGCATATCCCATGTATAAATATATCCGGCAGATGGTTCTTCAAGATCTACTTCTTTCGGTGCATAAGTTAATAATGCACTGTTATCGTCAAAGACAAATTTCATATCGGCTTTCTGACCAATCTCTGCTGCATTATATGTTGCATACAGAACTTTTACTTCTTCCAGACCAAGTACCGCTGCAATTACCTGTTCGTTAACAAGTGCTGGATTCGGTGTTGACCCTGAACCTGTAACTCTTTCTAAGAACTGCGGATGATTTTTGATTGCCTTATACGATCTGTATCCTAAGCATAATTTGTTAGGCATTCTACGTCCGTTTAAAAGGATTTCTTTCTTCATCTCATCAAACTGACCTACGATGTCCGCGTTTGCATCATCAAAATGCACAAACTGTTTAGATGTTGAAGCTGTTGCTTCTCCTGTCTTAACATTTGCCCATGCGTCAGCATTGAAAAACTTGTTTGCAAAGACCATATCAAGGTGCAGATTCATCTGTTCTGAAACCTGTTTTACCTTTGCACGTCTCGGATCAATCGTTGCTGGTGCTCCAGTTCTCTGGTAATCAAGAGCTGTGATGTTATCTACTCCGACGATGATCTGATCTACCTCACATTTGTAAGTATCATCTGAATGAGAGAATACAGCCGGATCTACTGATCCGAACTTAGGCTTTCTCTTTACCTGGTCTTTCGCGATCTCTTCTTTGTTGAAGATATAGTAGCTTCCAGTGCTTGCATGTACTGGAAGAATTGGAAAGATGCTTGGAGCAACATTCATTCCAGGTGCCTGAAAATAGCTCATTGCCATATTGGTTAAATAATAGTTTGGTCTCCAGCCTTTCGCAATATCAACTGCGATTGCTGCTGCGTTGTTATGTCCTGTGTTCATTTATTTCATTCCTCCTTTATTTACGCTTCATATCCAGCATGGATGATCGCAACGTTTACGATGTCTCCTTTTGCTGTCGCTGGTGTCAGTGCCATAGCTAAGATGTACTGCCCTGTTGTTGCCTTCTGGCATAATCCCTCTGCATCAACAGCAAGGAAATCTCCAGCCTCAATCTTTGCACCAGCTGCCCACATGCCCTGATTTCTGATCTGAACAGTAATATCATCGCCTTTGGCTACTGTTTCATCTCCAAGAAGCACAATTCCTGTTGCTTCCTTTCCGGCTTCAGGAATTTTTGCTCCATCTTTTGTTAATAAAACCGCTACGGCTGTTTTGAGTTCTGCTCCAGCTGTAACATTGATCACTGGACTTCCACCAGTTGGATTGTATTCATATGTTCTGTTTGCCATCTTCTCTGTACCTCCTTTCTTATTTATCGAACATTGCTCTTAATTCTGGATCATTCTGCATAACGATATCCTGTGCCTGTGCATCAGTAAGGTTTGGCATAGACTTTTTGATCTCTGCTACCTTTGCGTTCATCTTTGCAACACCTTCTGTATCGTCATTTCCTGTGTGAGCTCCACCAGATTTACCGATTTCCTCAAACAGACCTGATTTCTGAATTACTGCAAGATTGTTATCCATGGATGCAATGAAGTTGTTGTACGCTTCATCAGATGTTGCTTTCATGGATTTCAGAACTGGCACTAAGTCCTCTGCTTTTGTTCCTAAGAGTTCATACTTCTTAGCAACTTCTTCTAAGGACTTCTGTTCTGCTTCCTCTGCTCTCTTCTGGATTGGTTCCATGATCTTCTCCATCATAGAAGTGAAGTTCTTTGTAACACCTTCCATTGCTTTATTCATTGCTTCCTGAACCTGTCCATCAATATCAGCTCTTTTTGCAGTATCCTCTTTTTTTGCATTTGCATCATCCTGTAATGCTTTTAATGCTTCTTTCTTTTCTTCCTCTGTCATATTTGAAATATCAAATGCCATTTCATTCTCCTTTTCTTCTTTTTCTTTGTTAATAGTTTCAGGATCGCAAGATTTCTCAATTACCTCTTGCATTTTTGCGATCTCAAAATCATCCGCAACAACAGTATCTTCTTTGTCTGTTGCTGCACGTTCTAATTTGATCCAAGACTTGGATGCATCATCCGAAAATGCCTTAAACTGATCAATGCTCTGTGCGATTGCTGCCTGTTTATCCTCACACTCTTTATCGAGTAAGATTGACACGATCGACTGCTCCAGAGAGTTGCAGGCATTCCAGATCTGATCCCTCACGTCGTAGATCTTCTTTTCATTCATTACATCATCAAATGATGTTGCTTCATCTTCCATGGACTTTCTGACATCTTCTGAATTTACTCCTAAGCTGTCACAAAACGCATTAAAGAATCGCTTGAAAAAGTTTCCCTTCGGTTCTTCTGCACCTCCTCTCTTTTTAATCAGGATATTTGCTTTCTGATCTGCTCCGATGTCTACTGCATCGATCTTTTTTACTTCCAGATCTTCCAGCTTTGTCTTTCCTTTTGTTTTCATGTTTCCTCCTTTCTAACGACACTTTTTCGAGTTTCAAAAACGCAAAGTGCATTTTCAAACACAAAAAATAGACCAATTTGCATTTTTTACAAAATGGTCTATTTTCATTTCAGATTTCACTTAATTTTAGAATAAATTTCAGTTTCTCATTTCAGATTTCACTTCTTCAATGATATTCTGAATCTTTCTTTTATAGTTCTTGTTCCCTGTCAGTCTTATGTGACTTTCCAAGGTTCTTAGATTTCTGGATGTTGGAACTCTTCTACGTTCCACGTTCTTCTTGATTGCGATCGCAACTCTTTTATTCCTACAGTGCGTATGGTGCAATTCAAAGCAATCAGGATTGTACACGATCCATTCATCCTGTCGGTGTGATTTCTTAATCTTAAGAATGCGATCATCTCCTAGTTAATTCCTTGCCACGCCTGTTGCAGCAAAAATCCTAACAGTTCCCAGATCTTGTTTTTGATACTTCCCATGCAAATATCTTTGCCGATCTTTTCATCGTAATTCTTTGGATCAACACACGAAGATGATTCCACGATATCAAAACCATTTCGAAGCACACAACGAACAACTGTTGTTGTCTCTCCCATCGTGATTGTCTCCGTAGATGCAATAAAATCATCGACCATTTCTGGCCCGATACTTACTCCAGATGGAAGATTTTTATTATCATCCACTTTCATATATGCTTTTTCAAAAACATCTTTCGGAGACCATGATTCGTACCCATCCGGGTATACAACCTTGTATCCTGTGATTTCCTTTGTGACCGGATTTCTTTCTGGTTCTGCCTGAATCAATTTTGCACCAATATATTTGTCCATCATTCTTCCTCCTCGACTTCAATACGTTTCGCTTTGCCCTCAATACTGAACATCGTATAAGTTCCGTCTTTGATCTTTGCCCATACTTCATCGTCTGTGATATGGAATCCAACCCACCAGCCCTCTGGCAACGTACCTTCCTCTATACCGAGAGTTTTCATCTTTTCCTTAGTGAATATAATACTCTCGATTAAAACGCCTGCACCGCCTCGCTCGTGCATCTCTCCTGCTTCACGATAGAACTCTACATAGGTATATGCTGTCTGTTCTAGTTCTTCCGGATCAATTAAATCGTTCTGGCGGTCAACCAGCTGATTTCCATTCTCATCGACTGCAATCTTAGCCCATCCAAAGACGTACTGCTTTTCTTCGTCCTTCTTAGTAATATCTACTCGATTCAAGGACTTTCGTATACTGTCCTGTGTCTGTGCTGGGGATCGTATATAATCGTTAAAATATCTCATGCTTCCTCCTTCTTATACAGCCGATCAAAGTCTTTCTTGCGAACTACATTCAACCGACCGACTGAATCTTTTACAACGTAGTCTCCTATTCTTGCAACAAGTCTGCTGCCTTTATATTTCCGTGCATTAAAATAGATCGTACATCCAATAACGGAGATTGCTCCGTCACGCTGTGTACGATCTATCATAATTTCTTCGGTATTCATTTTCTTTGTGAACCAGTCATGGGCGATCATCTCAATATCAGGTGTGATCTGCACTGCCTGAACTGTCTGCTCTATTGCTTTGTACTTCATCATTCTTCTTTCTTTGCATATCGTCCAGTTCCATTTGCATAATGGATTCCATCACAGATTTTCATAGTTACTTCTAACATCCCTAAAGGTTCAAACTGCCTACGAATATTTCTCGGAATTGTCTTATCCTTTAACCATTCATGCATGTCGTCCAGTAATTCAAACCATTCTTGTTCGTGTTCTGATACATCCATATCTTGTTTCATTAGCTGATCGAATCTTTCTTTTAATTCAAGATGTTTTTCCATTTTCTAAAGCCTCCATCCAGTGCGATACCTTCTGATAATCTTCAATATTTCCTGATAACATCATTTTATCATAGATCATATTATTCAGCCAGTCATACCTATCTGGTAACGGAACAGAAATAAGCTTCATTGCAAAATCATAATCATTTTTAAATAACCCAGCAACTTTATTTATATTTCTTAAAGCTTCTGTCATATGATCGTACTGTGATTCAAGAATTTGTATATTCTCTTTCTTGCTAATCTCCTGTGCTGCAAACTGTACCGAACCCTCTTCCATGTTCTCATACTGTTTATACATTTTACGATCATATTTTGTAACTGATCTAGCGTGTAACTGTTCATGTAACAAAATATGTGGGGCTGTTTCATGTCTGGTTATAATATCTCCGTTCCACTGGATTCCATAAATACCAGAATTATCATCGACTACGACCTTTCCACTCCAGGAGTTTTCAAGATCAAGATGTTTATCTGCGATCTCTGACATTTTACCAGCATAAGTTTCTATTTCTTCTGTAGTGTACTCTCTCAGTTCATCATCTTCTGCTTCATACGCTGCTGCCATAGATTTTGAATCGACATACATCACACAGCATTTACACCTCGGATGCAGTGGCGGAAGCAACTTTCTTGGAGTGAATTCTTCGTCCATTCCAACAACTTTGCCGTTCAGTTCTCTACATGTGCTGCATGTATTCTCACTGTCCGTTGCAGACCATTTTTTATCCTGTGGTGGTAATATACCCTGATCGACAAGATTCTTTGTATGCTGGTATCTGCCATACTCATAGGCAAATGCTCTTTCGGTCTGTGCAATCGTCTTAGCTCTTTCCCTTAACTTACGTTCAGCATACTTCGCTTGCTTATCCCTTGCCATCTGCTCGATCTTCTCTGGCTTCGTTCGAGGGTGTTTCTTCTCCAGCTCTGCCTTGATCGTCTCATAGTATTTTTTTACCGCCTGTGTTTGTGGCTTGGTTAATCCAATGCAAGGGCGTATGAATCGGGATAATTCATCATCGCTCATGTGTGATCTGATCCCCAGTTTGATCATCGACTGAATTGCATCTTTCTGTACTCTGGTACAGTTTGTTACTAACTCAGCTGTATGATTCTCTAACCAATCAGATACAGCCCAGTGATCAGCATCAAATTTATATCCAATGTCAATGCCTTTGAACTTGTTTTCGTTGGCTGCGGCTGCCTTCATAGCTTTGACCATTTCTGGTGCAATCTTTTCAGAAACCACCTTGGAATAGTCCTGTTGCCATGCTTCTACAGTCTCTTTGGAGATCGAGCCAGCTTGAATTGCTTCTCTGATCTCCTTAAATGTCAAAACTGTTTGCTGATCCTTCCAGAAACTTACTAACCACTTAACAAGTTGAGGACTGCTGTTTGCCAAGTACCGCTCCAACGCCTCTTTTACCTCATCGGGTGTCCTTGATACTCTCTTCTTAACCTTTCGGAATAGGAACATATAATCAGCTCCTTCCTAAACGTTTTTTGGCTTCTTGTACCTTTCCATCATCTTCGGCAACGTCTTGATTGTCCTCTGGATGTACATTATTTCCATTTCCCTGTGATCCAAGATCATTTGTCTGCTGATCTTCTCTATCAGGATCAATGAACCTTTCATCCTCAGATACCTTTGGTGGCAAATTACCAGCCTCTCGAACATATGTTTCCAGTTCGTCGTCTGGGATCAATACACCAGTGCCAACCATCGTCTGGATGTACTGTGCTAATTTGTTCATGTCGATCTTTTCAATATCTCCGTGAACCATCTTCGGGTAGTCTGTGATCCCCTTGAAATGTTCTCCGTTTAGATCAATCAATCTTGGGATCGCTTGGTTATTAAACGCTTCACAGATAATGTCAAGGTATGATCCAATAGCTATAGCAAATAACTCTGTCTTATCATCGGACAATGCAAATGATCCAGTGTGTTCATGCCCCAACAGAATAAAATCCGCAAGCGTTGTCATTGCTATGCGGCTATCATAACGATTTATAATCTCGTTCGTATCAATTTGTCTGCTTCCACCTGTGGAAACAAGCTCGAACTTAAATCCCGGTGGTAACACGATTCCAGCACTTTTGTCTTGTCGGACATTCTTTACCAAACTATAAGCCCATGCTAACAATCTTGCACCTTCGGGATCATCTGGATTATACAAGTCAACACCTTCTGGTGGTGTGACCATCGGTATACCAGCGAGATCTCTTTCAATCCCAATTCCCTCAAATTCCTGAATACCTTTCTTGAAGTACCAGGAACGATAAGCATTTCTGAGGATGCTTCGTCCTTCTGGATTTCCTTTTCTGGATCTGGTTCTGAAATGGATTGCCTTTTCCAGTGGAATCGTATAAAGCCCAAAGTTTGGCGGTGGCATTTGGGTCATGCCGATAAGATTATCTTCATTGTCATACTCCCACTGATACAGAGAATCCTGTGATCGGATAGGAAGCTTTCTCCATCCGATTAAACCATCATCATATTTGCTGTTCGTCTTAGGATTTCCTGTCCGCCCTGATCTCCTCTTATATACGATCTCATGATACGACCAGCCGTATGTAAGGAATGATAGGATTTCAGAGACTGTATCAGTCCATGTGGTCTGCATATCATTCATGCAAGACTCAACAAACTCTGCTGCCTCTATGTCCTTTTGATCGTCTCCCTGTGGCTCTACGGAAAACTGTGCCTGTCTAAGCAATGTATCTAACGCAAATATGATTGCTCCAATCACATCGTCGTTAGATTCCATTTCTGTATATACCTTTACTCCTCGTTGTCCTCTCAGCTCTGGGAGAAATTCTTCGTAAAAGCTACCGCCCCATCGGTTTTGACCGATGCGACCTATTTCATCATACAATGTTGTTCCTCCTTCCTGTCCTATGTCCAGTAACTATCTCGTGTATCAGGTAAACTACTTGGTGCTGTGATCGTATTACCTGATTCTAATTCTGTAAACGCTGAGCTAGATGCGTCTACCATATCTTTAAATTTTGACTGTGGAAAATTTTCGCACTCATTGAAATATTCTTCATTCCAAGGTGCTACTAATATATCAACATTTCCTTTATCCATGCCTTCAAGTCCTAACCACTGTGCCGAAAATGGTTCCGCTCTCGTAATCTTATCTCCGGATTCAGGAATACACTTAACAATGAACCCAGCCAAGAATTTTAAAAAACTCTGTGCTTGTGCTTTTCCAGCCTGTCCAGGATCCTGTGGAAGTCTTGTAACTACTCTTCCGTATTTTGTTCTATCCGATATGCAAGTCTGTCTTATTATCTCTCGAACATCTGACGAGCTTAATCGACGATTAATAACATCAGCAACAATATATCGTCCATTTTTTCTCTTGCCAATCAGTACACTTGCTGTATATGCTGGATCTCCATTTTCATCTTCGGATGTAGCTGCAAGATCCCAAGCTCTTGCCCACTTTATAACATCTAATGGCATTTCTTCTAGCATATTTGCTTTTTCTCGCTTGAACATTAAGCCGGCGGCAGCTTTAATCTTCCAGTTCCCATATAACAAGCGTTCTCTTTGTACTAGAGCCATCGCTTGTAAATTGGCTAAGTACCCTGGGTCATTCTTCATCAGAATTTTATTATCATGTAGTGTGCTTGAAATAAACGTTACGCTCTTTGGCATAGTCTCTGCCTGCTTCTGCTTGACTCCATTTTCAATTGCTCCTTGTACAGCCTCTTCCCTACTATCAAACCATGTAACAGCTTCATTTATTCGTACCATCCATCGAATTACTCCTGATCTTTCTGGTATTGGATAACCTGTTTCCTGATCTATCCACCAAGAAATAAAATCAGCTACCCAGGAATCCGCATCTGGATTGCAAGTAGCTCGTACATATGGTTTTATTCCAGAATCTGTACGGTTTCTTGATAACATATAAAAAAACTGATACTCGCTAAAATGTGTCAGCTCATCAAACCCTATCATTGTAAGCTGTGAACCTTGCCAGTTATCACAATCTTCATCACGTCCTAGGTGTGCAAAATTGACCGATGCTCCTTTTCTGAATACCCAATGTAATTTAGGTGTCTTTAACGAACTTGCACCTTTCACATAGCGATAAATCTTTCTTGAACTATCCCATAGACCTCCTGGAGATGTTACCTGGGTGTAATCACGTCGAAAGATCGTTGCGTTGTAATCGGAATTATTCATATGCCTAAGAGGTTCTAAAAGCAATCCGTATGTTTTACCACCACCAGCAGCTCCGCCATAAATACAAATATCAGCGGATGTTGCAAGGAATTTTTCTTGAGGCCCTTCCTGTGGTTTAATAATAATTTTTTCATGTTTCATTATTATCACGTCCATTCTCCGGTAAATATATTTGTACATCATTCTCTTCTGTTCCATCAATAATAGGATCTGGCTTATCTTGCCATCTATCTCTTTGTCTGTTTTTCAGCCAAAAGCACTGAGCTCCCACACTTGGTTGTACGTGCTTAATAGTTTTTTCAACACGTATTGGTTTGACGCTCCCATCCGTGTTGTATTCTACAATTTTCTTTTCCTCTGTGTATTCATAACCAGTAGCCATCTTATATAAACTTCTGATTACCTTTGCATCTGATACTCCTTTTCCTTCAGACAATGCCTTACCAAAAGATTCGTGATCTTTAGCCCAGCGGAGTATGGTTCGCTCCGAAATATTCATTGCTTCTGCAATTTCTTTATTTGTTGCACCCATAGCAGCCAAAGACCAAGCCCAGTCGTCATGATAAGCGGCATTGTACTTTGTCCTTGCTGCCATACATTATTTGCCACTAAGGTAGTCAGCACATAAAAACTCGATAAGCTGCCACCTATTCTTACTTGTAATAGTCCCTTTTTTCTCCGCTTTTTTAATTGCCTGTTGAATAACATTTGCTGCTTCTCCTGGTATAGCGTTACTTCCGAAAAGCTTTGCTAAATATGTCCATTCTTCGTTTTCATCGTATCCGACATTATCCATTTTTTCGTTTACACTTTGCACCATCGAATGAATTGCAGCACCTACATTTCGAATATCAGAAAACTTTTGATACTTACTTAGTGTTTCTGTAAATTCCTTACATTGTTCATAAGTAGCTACTCCAATAATCTCCGGTGCCGCTGTTTCCAAATTCTTGATCAATGCATCAAGATCTTTTATTTGATGTGGTAAGAAAGAAAATACAACTGTCTTAAAATCAAACTCTATTGCTGGAGAAGCCATTTTATCGTATTCTTCTAACGGCTCTTCCAGGATATCCTTACTGATAAAGCTTTCAATCATATCATCTACATCATCAATCATTTTTACAATTTCTCTTAATGTGCTGTCATCATCAAACCCTGAAATTGCATTATGTGCCAACTGTTTTGCAGCAATTTTACTTCTTGTAAGACCACTGACATCTAATATTGCAATTATTTCCTTCATTCCAGCTGCTCTAGCACTTTTAACTCTATGATGTCCAGAAATGATTTCGATCTGATTTTCAACTAAACAAAAAAACGGAAGACTTTCCAACTGTCCTCTGTTCTTAATATTTGCAGTCAATTGGTCTTGCATTTCATTTTTCATGATCCTTGCATTGATATCTTGTTCCTTAACTTTATCAAGAGGAACTTTCGCAATAATTAATCCTGAACCCATATCGTAGATCATTTCATATTTTTTGCTCTGTTCTTCTGCCATTGTCTTTCCCTCCTCAACCATTCTTTCAGCGTTTCCTCTTCTGTTCGATCTGTTATTTCCGCTTCATAAGTCAACTTAAATCCATTATTCTTATCAGCCTGTCTATTTACTAATTTCATAATTCCTCTGACTTCTTTGTTCTCTGGATATTTCGTAAGCATTGCTGTCCGTACCTTTGTAACTTTCTCTCTTTCCAGATCGTCAAGAATTGTATTTATAAAATTCTGATTTTGTGCCAGCATATACAATAGTCTACCAAGCCTATACGTCATGTGTGGAACCTTCATAACGTACCATATGAATAAAGATGTTGCTTGCATTTTTGAAATCCCAAATACACCAGCTATCATGCCATCAATCAGAACAGCTCTATTGAATGTTGCAGATGATCCAACAAAGTTATGTGTCCAAAGCTGTCTGTAATACTGAGCTTCCGCAGATTTAATTGAAATAATCTGTATCTTGCTATTTTCCGTTATTTCGTAATCTCTGGGCAACATACTGCATTCCAAAGGCTCTAGTTTGCTTTCAGAAGGACGTTTTATCTTCTTTCCATTAGCAAGCATCGTTGCCTCTTCTTCTCTATTCGTTGTTATATATGCGTTTAAATCTGCTCGTGTGCTTGATCTTGCATATATCGTATACCCAACAGCTTCTCCAGGCTTCTTTTCCTGATAACAAATTACCAACGCTTTACGTCCCATGCACATATCATAGAACTTTTTGTGTCCAGTTTCCGGATCAAACAATTCATACTCCGGTTCTTTCCATACCATTTTCCCTTGCGTATCATAATATTTCTCATAACCTGAAAAATAAGTCGGTGGATTTGCGATCACTATTGCATGTGGATCATCCAAGACCTCATCGAGATGTTTCCACATATCCATAGGGCGATAGCTCATACCATGCAATAGATTTTTTGTTGTTTCTATCTGCTGATTTATGCTTGCAATATGTTCTTCTCTTCTCAACTTAAGATCCATCAAAATATTATAGAAATATTCATTTCCAGCATTTTTTGACGTTCTTAAATATAACTGAGCATATAGTGCTGTAGCTGGATCAAGAAGTTCTTCATCCGTAAACCCTTGTGCGTGAATTTCTAATGGTTCTAACGATTGTTCCGTTATAGCATATCCAAGAACAGACGGCATCATTGCCACATCGCTACACTCTATTTGACTCGGTTTAAAACCATTCTGTACCGCCAGATTTGACATGGCAAATGTTCCAGCACATGGCTCTACAAATCGTGTGTAGCCATTCTTTGCAGCTGTTTCAATCAGCTTTACCAGAAACTTTTGTTCCGATGTTCCCAAACATCCCAAGAACATTGCTCCTGGATCCATAAAAAATGCCATTGTTTTTCTCCTTCCTTATTTCTGGACATAAAAATAAGGCATTGCACCCATTTCTGAATACAATGCCGTTGTTTTTGGACCGGAATCCTGAAATGAACCAGGATCTCTTTCATGGACTGAAAGTATGTTACTTTACACCAATTCCGGATATTATATTAAATCCCTGTTGCTCCCAACATGTCAAACAAGTTCATTTGTTCAAATCCTTCGTTTGTTTCTTTTACTTTTTCAACAGGTTTCTTATCTTCTTTTGTTTTTCTCTTTCCTTTTGGTTGGTTAGGATCATATAATTCTTCAATTATTTCTCCTGTTTTTTCTGCCCACCACTGAGCAAATACAGTTCTATGACACCAATCTGACGGTATTCTTATGTCTTCAAAACATAAAAGCACTAATTCTTTACCCTCTGATCTGGCTCTTTCTTCAAGTCTTTCTACCATGTCAATAATTCTATCATTTCCAATATCAGCTAATTTCTTATAATATGCTGGAGTAAATCTTTCCAGATCCATACTTAACATATAGCCTTTCGGTGCCAGAGAGTAACACTGCTCCCTTACCTTATATCCTAAAGGAAATCTTGGCTTCCCAATGCTGATCCCTACCGGATAATACTTTTTGTCATTTAATAGCTCCTTGTTACTATATCTGCTTGTCCAAATTGCCATTTTACCACTCCTTTTCTCTAGTTAATTGTGTGTTTCTATATAATATATTATACTATATATACTCTCTTATGTACACTGAAATGAAGAGATTTAACCGATTGTTTATATTTCCTCGTTCAGAAAAAATATAAACAACTGGCTCTTTTTAGGGGTGACATATGGTTTATTAACTGATACCATATTAACACGTACTTTTTCTACAAGTCTACCTACTTTTTTTCTACCTACCTTTTTTCTACGATAAATAGTTCAAAAATTTTATATTCCAAGTAAGTAAACTGCTACGATTTTACACGCTATTCCAATATCTTTATATACTGTTTTGTCACTCACTTTTTCTACTTCCGCAATTTCCTGCACAGTGTGCTTTTTCTCATCGAGATATAGCATACTTAATTCTCTATATCTTCTTTTCGCTTCGTCACTTCCTGTCAGTTCGCATTCATTTTTATACATTTCAGTTGCTTTTTCAATGCGATACACACAATATCTATCCTCTTGCCTACGTCTTTCCATATCTTTAATTGTCTTATCAGATTTTCCAGCCACCTCTCTTGCATTTCCCATGAGATCTTCAATGAACTTCCATCTCAATTCCGTTTTCTCTTCTTCTGTAAACTCTTCTTCATCTTCCAATGTTGCCTTGATGCGTCTATATGAACTGAGCATTTTTTTAGTCTGCTTTACTTTATCCGCATCTCTGGCTCTTTTTCTTTCATCTTTCTGTCTTTCTTTTCTATGTACTTTTAATGCTTCTTTTGCTCCTATTGCAGCGATCTCATTAATTTGTTCTTGCGTAAGTACATACATTGTTGCTTTTTGATTTACTTCTTTTTTTAACTGTTTTGTTCCCATTTGCCGCCTCCTTGACTTTATATACTCTACGAGCTATAATTTTATTGTCTATTTTAGTCGTTTCTTAGGAAGCGGCTTTTTTATTTATTCTTTATCATCCCATTGCAATTTCTGACCGCAATCCGGGCAGTATTTTGTCTTTCTTTCAATCGGAATGTCATGATATCCATCCCCAAGGTCTCTTGAAAATTCATATCCACAAACGCACTTTGTATCCATCCAAGGTTCAAATTTTACTTTGTGCGGTTTCTGTTTTTCTCGTGCTTCTCTGCACTCTTTAGGTGTTCCTAATGTTTTATAATACTCCAGCAACGAATAATCCACCTGATCACTCTTACTATCTTTCATTGCTTTAACTTCCTCTGGTGTCAACCCTGTATCTTCATAACGTGCCAGATTATACATTGCCTTATTGATAAGATTTTTATTTCTGATAACTGCTACTCCGCAGCTGTATTCTGTTAATCTCTACATATGTATCGCTCCTTTACTCAATTACTATTTTCTTAACATCTACAACTTCACTGAAATCAGGCACCTGTTTGATTTCTTTTATGTACTCATTAAATAAATCTGTCATTTTCTGTTCATACTTAGCAAATATTTCTTCTCTTCCTTCTCTGGTTGATATATCAAATCCTTCTGTGCATTCGTCATATTCAAAATACATATGTTCTTCAATGCGATCCAAAACATCATCCATAAACATACCAGCATTAATCTCTGGCTTTACTGCTCTTCCAACAAACACTATGTCCCCAGGTTTCATATTTTCAATCCGCTTCGCATCTTCTATACATTCTTCTATGGAATCGTATTCTCCAATGAAATTACCATACTCTCTTATACTATATGCATATTCAATTTTATCCGGTTCCTGGTCCTTTGGCTCAATTCCAAACATAAGCTCATAGCTTGCATCTAATTCTTCATCCGTCATATTTAAGAAAATATATCTACTGTCACGTTGTTTTACTTGTTCACACATAGCTCTGCATCCACACCACATGCAAGATCTTTTCTTACAGCGATCGCCTAATTGTGTTACTTTTTCTTCTCTTGTCATAGAGCCTCCTCGTACATATCAAAATCTACACATAATTCACATTCGAGTGTAGAATATTTATGTCTGCAACTTCTACATTCTTGGTATAAATTTTCTTCCTCCCATTTTTCAGTGTAATATCTTCTGTTTTTTTTGCGTTGATTATTCATTCTCTACCTCCACTGGCACATAATCTAACGGAGATCGCCATACACAGCCCCATGTATCATCGTAAATAAGAAATTCCGTACACTCGAATTTATCTTTCTGGACAGCAAATACTGTGTAAATCTTTCCTGTTGCTTTCTTCTTTACTTTAAACATAATTAACGCCTTTCTATATCAGTGAAAAATAATAAGCCGAAAGTATCATACATGCCCAAAATGCTGTATTTAATTTAAGTGCTGTAAATGGCTTTCTTTTACGTTCATATATTTTTGATGCAATTATAGATATAATTCCTACCATGAAAAACGCATAAGCCAATATTTTGTTATAGATCATAGATCATCCCTCTCTTTCGCTGCCTGACATAAAGTCATTACTGTTGCACCAGCTACTGATCCAATGAATAATCCACTTAAAAATCCTATAATCATAGATTAAACCTCCATCATATTTTCAAACCTGTATGTTTGCTTTACATCAGGATATTTTTCGTGATCTACTTCACTCATAAACATTTCTAATGGTCTTGCATAGATTCTTTGCATTTCTTTTGTGGCAGCATATACCACAAGCAATTCATTTGTCTCTGTATGACGAGCAACATTAAGGACAACATATAAGTTTCCCTTAAAGTGTTTGTATATTTCGTAAGGTTTCGGCATGTGTCGTCCATTTAACGTCTTTGCTACACTCTCTATTTTTTCTATTGTCTTTCCCATGTTCTGTAACCTCCTTTATTCCACCTTGTTAGTCGTCACTCCACATATTTAATAAACCGTCAATGTCTCTTTCTAATTCGCAATAATCATCTTCGATTTTGCTTCTTAAAATTTCATATAAAGCATTTATGCTTGTTAAACACAACATATTTTCTTGATATATTACATAATTTGGCGTTATTCCATCATCTTTGTATAAACATTCAAATGCGATAACGTATATTTTATCTATGTCATTTACATCTATTGATTCCTCACTTTCTCCATATACTTTTTTATAAATTCTTTTGTAAAATCTTACTAGGATTCCTGCCGCTTCTTCATCGTTTATGCAATTATCACTGATTCTTTCTGGATTGCTCATAATTGTATAAATAGCTGCCTTTTTGCATGCGTCCTTGAATTGCGTCTTTGTAATCACGTTCCCACTCCTTTACTTCATCATGCTTCTCCGTGAACTTCTGATATATTCTGTATCTCCATTTCTCTTCCTCCTACATTCTTATTTGTTATCCAACTGTTCTTTCGCTAACTTGAAAGCCAGCATGTACAAGTCAAGTATTCCTGTCGATCTCTTACCAAAATCTTCAATAAATTCAAAAATGTCTGAATCAATCTCTGAAAGCTTTTCATATCCATAGTATCCAATTCCTCTTTCTTCTGTAAAATCACTAAAGACATCTTCTAAAAAATCTTCGACTATATCTTCTTCTGACATAAACTCATCTTGATCATCTATAACCTCATCATAGAGATCATAAGTTTTTAAATACTCTATGACATCATTTTGAGCCTTTTCCTGATCATACAAAAAAAATGGTCTATTATGGCTGATTACTTTCCCCTCGAAATATCCGATATTATCTACGAAGTCCTCGAACTTATCCCAACACATATTGCAATAATTTGCTGCAATTAGCTCTCCAAGATCGCCAGAAATATGCAATTTATAAAAATCTTCTTCAAATAAAAATCTAATTCTGTAATATGAGCTATTAGGTTTTTGAAAATCTAAAATCTTTATGTTTCCGAAATCCGTAAATGTTGCTTTATGGCCCTTGAAATTTTCTTTTTGTCTTTCTAAATTCATAAGCGGCACCACCTTTCAAATTCAGGGCTAAGGATATCCTCTGTTGTAAAACCATCCTCTCGTTCTACTTCTTCGACTTGTTTGGCTGATAGCCCAAAAACATTAATCAACACCCAACTCTGTTCATGCATATGTCCTTTGTTGTCTAAATTCTCAGGGTATTTGCGATATTCAGCACAACTTTTTGCATATCGTATCTGATATTTAATTCTTTCTTCATTCCAAGTTTTTAAGATATTACTGTTAATCATTTGTTTCCTCCTCGCAATCTACATCGAACAAATATTTCAAGATTCTTTCTTTTCCTACCGCCTCAATGGCGTTATAGGCAATTTCTCTTGATGTAAAATACGTTGTTGATTCTTCTTGTAAAAAGTATGCATCAGTTGTTACAATCTTCTTTCTCTCATTGTCAAACACAATACTGTAATGCTGATAAGTTCCTTCTCTATCCCATTTTTCTCTTAATGTTTCATTATGTTCTAATGCATATCTTTCCAATTCTGTTTTTACTCGTGCTCTTTCTAATGCGATTTCTGCTTCCTCTCTAGTCTTAAATGCATTTCCTATATCAAATCTATCTATATCCACCTCTAGACCTTCCCAACTATCCTCTGTCGCACAACTATATCCATCTATATAGTAATATATCTCTCGATCTTCTGGTTCCCACACACGACTTTCCTTGTTTGCTTTTTCTAACAGCTTTTTGAACTGTTCTCTTTCTCCCTCGGTTAAATTATTTAAATTTACTGTAATCTGTTCGTTCATTCTCATACCTCCTATTTACTGCTCAAAGTATCCCTTGACTCTTCCCTGATCGTCACACTCTACAAGATGACAAACTCCGTCAAAGAACCATTCTTTCAGCTTTTCTCTCTCTTTTCTATCATCCATGATCACATCCCACATATATTCGAGAAGCTCTGTTTTTGTTTCTTCATTTCCTCTTACTTTCTTCCAGATATAATCCTTAGACTCTTCGTCCGGAATTACAAAGCCCTCATGCTCATAGCCTGCTACCATCATAGTTGTTCACGCTCCTTCCAGATGTCATTAGCTTCTTTCTCGCAATTCCTTTCAATGTAGTAATCGAATAAGAACTCCTTTTGTGCTTTTGTATAATCCTTGCCTGAATCCTTTGTTGCAATTGCAATTCCCTGTGACGGATTGTGAAGAAGTATCCAACCTTCTTTTATTAATGAATCCCCAGCTTCATAAAGTCTCGGCAGCTTTGAATATTCTTCGTCATTTTTTACCTTGCTTTTCAAATATTCATAAGCCCATTCCTGATGTTCTCCCCATTCCACTGCATGGAATTTTCCATTTGGCTCTAACCATCCATAATCTTCAGTTGTATGTTCCTCTGTATCAAGCATTCTTTTCATATAATTATCTAAGGCTCTTGATACTACTGGTCGCGACTCTGGTTCTGTAAGATCTTCGTCAAGTTCAATGCCTATTTCTTCTTTCAGGTATCTAGGAATCATTTTCATCGCAACTTTCCAACGCCTTTTATACCGTTCTAATTCATCTTTAACTTTCTTTTGCTCTCCCACAATATCCCATACGTTCATATATTCCGGCATTTTTTCTTCGCTTTCAGGTCCATATATCTCAAGATGGTAAGAACCTTCTCTTGTGCTGCCTTTTAACGCTGCACGTCCAAGTAAAAGATCTTCCGCATGCCTTCTGATCTGGTCTTTGGTTTCATCAGTTCCACTCATGCAACCGTTTAACAGCTCTATGCACTTGTCGTATCCCTTGCCCTCTACATAAAACCATTCTCTGGCAAGTGATGTAAGATATTCTCCCTCAATATCAAATTGGAATACTCCTTGTTTCTCCATTAACTGTGTACCTTTCCTTCCTAATACTGCCCAGACAGCTTAATTTTCTATCCGATCTATAATAATATTTATCTGATCGCTTATTCTCTTTATTTCGCCCGATTCTATAAAATATTTATTTGATTGATCCTATGTATGATTTTGTAATTCCGTTCGTGAAATTTAATAATTGTAATGATCAAATCTTGAGTTTATGCAAATTCACAAGACATCGAAAAAATATGTTTACAGTTTCCTTTTTTTGATAGTTTACAAATAACTTGTTAATAGTTTCTTAGGATCCATCGGATAGAAAATTAAGCTGTCTGGCTAACGCTGTTACGAGAAGTAACCGCCTGTTCCTACATAAGTCCAGTTTGCTTTTCCGAATCTCTCTTTCTTCTGGAATCTACGGTTTTCTCTCTGGATCTCTTCCATAACTTCATAGAAGTAATCGTTTTCCCAGTTTTTGAAAGTATCCTTGACAACTCCTATCTGCTTTGCCATATCTTCATGTGAAATATTGTGCTGTATCCGATACTTTACAAATTCTTTTTTTTGTTCAACCGAGAACATTAATCGCCTGTCTTTTTTCTTAGTTCCACTTGACCAGCTGCTTACAGCACTGGTTGAGACTCCAAACATTTCCGCAACAACTGACATTTTCATACCACTCTTGTACGCTTCTACAACCTTCTGCTTGAATTCTTCTGTATAAAGCTTAAATCCCATAGCCTAGCCCTCCTTGTTGTATTCATCATCGAATATGGACATTTGTTCAGCATTTGCCACAGGTTTTACCATGTATTCCCCTTTCTCTGTATCAAAGTACAGCTCATGCTCCCCAAGGTAATTCATACCTTTTTCTTTCTCTTCAAACTGCATTTTCGTTTTAATCTCATGCTCGAACTTTGGATGATATACCAATCTGGTTTCAGGTTTTCCCTCGCCCTGATCTCCATTCACGATATATTCTGGGATCAAACCTACAGAAATATTTAAGCTGATTTTTCCGTCGTAACTTCCTTTTGGGATCATGTTATCAAGCAAATATTGAATTGATTTATCAATGTCTGCTCGCATCATGATAAATATATCGTCTGTGATATGTATTGTTTCTTTCTCCATTTCCATTTTTACACCTCTCTTATTTTCACTTCTACTCTTGGCTGGTCTGAAAAAAACTTCTTGATCGAACAGTTAACGATCTGCGAATCATCGTGATATGCAATCCCATTCAACGGATCGGCTATGATCTTTACGATGTTATCCATATCTGGCTTTTTCGTTGGTCGGATCATATTGTCTAATTTCATCTGCTTCTTTTTCTTACTGTCACTTTTTGCAATCTGATAGTATGCCGTGATCTCCATTTCGATCATTGCATCATCAGGAAACTTTTGATTGTTGCACTGTCTGCAATACTCCATTTTTACCCATGTTTCATAATTTACCGTTTTCTTTGGAGTATATGCACTTCTCGTGTATGAATTAAATTTAGGTCTTCCTTTTCCTGTCGGCTCTCCTAACACTGTAAAACTTACGCTGTCCATTCTTCTTTGATCTCCTTATTTCGTTGTGTTTGCGTTTTCTTCATCCAGTTTCACTTTTAAAAAGTAATCCACTGTTTTTCCTCCTGGTACTCTCGCTCTCTTTGTCTGCGATACTGTGTATCCGTTTTTAATCAGGATCTGTGCTACACCCAGTCTGTCTTGCTGATTATAGATTTTGATTAACATTTCTTTCTCTTCCATATGGTTTACTCCTTTTTTAACTGTTAACTGCTTTCAAATTGTTTCTTTAGTAACTGCTGCTCTAGGTCGTCAAAGTCGTAATCTCGCTGGGTAAAATTATGTATTCCATTATCTTTCTGACTCTTGATCTGCTGTTGTTTCATTCCAGCCTTCTCCTCGGCTAATACCTTGGATGATCCCAAGTAATCTGTAAAGGGTGTGCTGTCCGATAAAAAGGACTTGCCATACTTAATGTATTGCTTCTCCGTATGTTCTATCTCACACTGCTCTGCATAATTCTGTGCAGCCTCTTTTAATTCATCAGGGCTCCATCCATCTTTGATTCTTGCGTTGTACTTCTTATACGCATCGCCTTTTCCAATCTTTCGTGGATATACAGACCAGAAATCTTCAAAAGTGCTGCTGTACCCTTTTTCCTTTTTCGGTGTCTCTTTAACTTCCTTGATCTCCTTTGTATCCTTAGTTTCTTCTGTGCTTTCTTCTTTAATCTCCTTTTCTATCTTCTTTTGCTTTTCTTTCTCTAGCTCCTGTTCTCTTTTTTCTGCTCTCTTCTTTCTCTTACGCTCTTTGTCTCTCTGTTTTCTTTCGACCGCATCATACCAGTTCCCTTGCCATTCTTCCCAGTCATGGATATATAAACCATCTTCCCGACATTCAATCCATTCTGTTCGGATCATTGCTTCGACTGCTTCTTCCGGATCAATATTTTTAGAAATTCCAATATTTACTACGTCTGCAATATCTTCTTTGTCAGTTCCTTCAATATATCCATATCTGTCTGCATTACTGATCCCCCACAGCCAAAACTTTACAAGCATCCCGAGGACTTCATTTTGAGAACATCTTAATTCTTTTGCTAATCTTCTAAGCTTTCCGCTTGTAACTTGTTCATGTACGCTTATCCAAGCCATAATATCCCCACCGCTTTCGTTTTAAATTCCGGCTACCAAGTCCTCGATTGAAATAGGATGTGTCAATATTCTGTTGTGTCGGCAGCAATCACATAGCTCACATCTATCTGGAAGTGATTCTTCGTTCTTTACTTCAAGCACCCTTTTGATGTGTGATTCAACAGAATTTATCGCTTCATCCAAGTAATTCTGTGTGATCTGAATAATTCGGATATCTGGTTCTTCTTCTTTTGTTGCAGCTGCAATATAAAACGGAAGTCTTTTCCCTGTGTTCTGTCTCACGATCTCCTGATAGATCGCACCCTGAATGTCGTACCCCCAGTATCTTACGAAGTCTAAGTATCCGATATCCTTTACCCATTTCAAGTCTGTGATTGATCTCATAACTTTCAGATCAACGATTGCAACATCTTTCAAGTAGCTGTCCATCTTAATCTTCCATTTCGTTCCAAACAGCTCTCCTGTCATAATTACCTGTTTTGCCCCTGACATATACTTCATAAAGTATTTGTCTCTCTTGATTCTCTCAATGACTTTTTCAGCCTGTTTATAATTGCTTTTCAATTCTCCTTTTTGTGTAAAAATCTCTGGATTTTCTTTCTTAAACTGATCCAGAGTTCCCTCAAAATAGGAATCAACGTAACTACCTACCAGAAGCGGAGTCGTCTTTTTCGTTTCCCATCTGCCGTTCAGCTTTTCCAACGCTTCAAACTCACACGGCATCTTTCCGTATGTTCCAGCGAAGTCTTTGAACTGGGATACTGACATATACTCTTTATTCGCCTCTTGACTGTAATAGTTCTCGCTTGTTAACTTCATACCGCTGTTCTCCTTTACTGCTGTGGGCTATCAACCTCTTCGGCTTCTGTAGACTCTTCACTCGCTTTGAATGGGTCTGTTGCTACCTCTCTTGCCTGTCCGTCAATAACATTCTCTTTATTCGGATCAAAGTCTGATCCATCGTCAAATGCTTGCTGCTGCTCTATGTTGTCAAAGTCAAGATCAATCATCTTGCATAATCTTCTAAGGACTGTCTTTTTATACATTTCGCCCGGAGACTGCTTCCATGCCTTGCTATTCGCAGCTTTTGAATATGACGTTCTTGTGTGTTCGATCTCTGAAACAGACATTGTATCGTACATCATGCTTCCATCTTTATACAGCACAACTGCAAACGTACCAATGATCTTTTTATCGCTGAACGGCTCTGGTCTAAAGTTTACGATCTGATTTCCGTTCTCAATTCTTTCCTCGAAGAAGTCTCCCTCTCTTACATTCTTTGCGTAGATATCTTTGATCGGATTTCTTGAATATCTCTTCGCCAGTTTAATTTCTCCCTTGTAGTCTGTCTGGAAGTTAACATTTCCACCATAAGGGATCGCATAACATTCTTTATTGAAGAAATCTAATCCAAGATAAGCTCCTTCTACAAACGCAGTTGCTACTGTTATAGGATCAATCCCTGAAAAATCTCTCACATTATCTTTCATAACTGTGATACAGTTAAGGATAAATCTCTGTTTGTTAAATCCTTCTGGTAACGCCTGAATATTTCTTGCTAACTCATTCTCAATTTCTTTCTGAACATTTCCAAGATATTCTTTCGTTGTTATCTGTCCCATTCTTCTGTTCCTCCTATTTCTCTTTTTTATTTATTTTGTTGATCGGCATTGTAAATATTGCTAGATCAATACCCTTAGATCTTTTCATTGCTTCGTCTAACTCTTCTGGAGAGTTAATTCCGTACTCTGTGCTTAAGATCTTCTTCATTTTTTCAATATCCATCGTGATCTCCTTTCAGTACTTTCTCCCCGACAAGTCTTAGTTCACTGATTGCTAATGCCATTTCGTCCAGCATTTTCAGGATTCGCCTTAATTCTGGTTTTTCGTCCTCACTTATGATCCCATCTTCTGTGATCCCGATCAGGCTGTTCTTCATGTCCTTGATCTTCTTCACGTCAAATTCTTTAATCAGTCTTAATGTGATCCCTTCCAAGCCTTTGATCTGTGTTGCCATTGGAATTGATTTACCAATCGGGCACTCATGCTTGCAGTATCCAGCTTTCAGTTCAGGGCAATTATAGAGATCAGCCATCAGCATTACTTTGTCCACTGGCACAACCTTTGTCGTACCCAATTCGTAATCAGCCAATGTCGATACGGACAATCCCAACAATTCGCTTGCTCCTTCTCGGCTATATAGCTTTTCATTGCATTTTGCCGCTTCTTTTCTAGCCTTGAAGTATACATTTTCATTAGTTTTCTTGTAGCCCTTTCCCATGTTAGTTTTCTTCCTTTCTGGGTATACTATAGACAGTTACCTAAATGCTTCCAATTTAATATTTAAAACATCGCTTATTTCTTGCATGACTGGCTGGGCTACCTGTCTCCCATTCAGTACCGAAGAAATATATACTCTTGATCTTCCAGTTGCTTCTGCAAGATCACTTACTGTCATGTCTCTATCTATCATTGCTTTCTTGGCGTTTTTACACCACGGAGATAGTATTCTTTTCATCTTATCCCTCCTCTCGGGGTTATTATTTACAATTCGACTTTTTTTGTGTAAAATCGAATGTAATATCATTTTTAGCACTATTTTGATTGTTTTTTTTGTGCTTAAAATGGTGTTGTTTTTGTAACATCTTTATTATACTTGGAGAACTCCAATTAGTCAAGTGTTTGCTTGGATTTTTCCAATTTTTTTTGAAATGGGGTATTATATGACAGTAATTGATCGATTAAACCAGCTACAGCGTGAATCAGGCATGACTGCTAAAAAGTTAACAGAAGAACTTGGTATTTCCTGTTCTTCTTTTACAGATTGGAACAAAGGACGTGGAAAGCCAAAACTAGAAGCTCTTATAAAATTTTCCAACTATTTCAACGTATCCTTAGATTGGCTTGTTTTCGGTAATACAAATTCAGAAAAATCGAATTCCAATATTATAAATTTGGAAATTTCCAACAGTTTAGAAAACGATCTTCTGAATAAATTTAGAAATCTTCCTCCCGAATATAGATCTACAGTTATTGCATATCTTGACGGAATGCTGGCTACTCTTCCAAAGAATAGCTCTAATAAAAAATTATCAGTATAGAAGACTGGAAAAAGGGAAAACATCATGAATAATACATACATAGGAAATGAACCATTTGTCGTAAATGGCATGAAAGAATCTGTCACAATCAACGATTTCTGGAGATGGGCTTATTCTGATCTTACTAATAATATAAATCGTTCTGTCCTCGCAGAATTTATCGTTGCATCTGCATTGGATCTCGTACATGTGGGTTGTGAGCTATGCAGAGACCTGTGGAGACCTTTTGACCTGTTATACAATAATAATTATAGGATAGAGGTTAAATCGTCTGGATACGTCCAATCTCATAGTCCAAAACATCCTGACCATATTGTGTTTGGCATTGCCCCAGCAAAAGTACCTGGAGCAACAGGAGATTATAAAGCAAATTCTCCGTCGCAAAGGAACTGTGACATATATATATTCTGTATATATACAGCAATGTCGAAAGACGAAAATCCACTTGACCTCGATCTGTGGGATTTTTACGTTCTTCCTACGAAAATTCTTAATGCAGAAAAACCCACGCAGAAAACTATCACTTTGCCATCCTTGTTAGCTCTTAATCCTACAAAGTGTGATTACTTAGAGTTAAAAGATACAGTTAATAATATTGTTGCCGTCTGAATCATCAGACAGCTTTTTAGGAGACTTTAAAATATGGTACTTAATAATATTAAACCAGCTATGAAAATTCGAGTAGCGATCTATATACGAGTTTCTACGCTACATCAGATTGATAAGGATTCTTTACCAATGCAACGGAAGGATTTAATTGCATACTCGAAGCTGATCCTTAATACCGACGATTATGTGATCTTCGAAGATGCTGGATACTCTGGTAAAAACACAATCCGCCCACGGTATCAAGATATGATGGACCAGATACGAACTGGAGCTTTTACTCATTTACTTGTCTGGAAAATTGACAGGATTAGCCGTAATCTTCTTGACTTTGCTCAAATGTATCAGGAACTAAAAGAGCTAAACGTAACTTTCGTCAGCAAGAGCGAACAGTTCGATACCTCAACCGCTATGGGAGAAGCTATGCTTAAGATCATCCTTGTATTCGCAGAGCTTGAACGTAATATGACTTCTGAACGTGTGACTGCGACTATGATCTCTCGTGCTAATACAGGCAAATGGAATGGCGGTAGAGTTCCATACGGCTATAAATACGATCAAGAGGAAGAAGATTTCCTTATTATTGCCAGTGAATCCAATGTTGTAAAACTGATCCATGATAAATACGAAGAGCTGCAATCTCTTGTATACCTTGCTCGATACATGAACGAACACGGATACAGAACACGATCAGGGAACGAATGGTCGCCGCCTTCTCTTGCTATTATTCTTAAGAGCTGGTGGTACTGCGGCTGCTACGAATATAATAAGCGAAAAGCTGGAAATCGTCAGAAGCTTAAGGACGAATCAGAATGGATCATGATCGAAGATCATCATATTGCAATTATTTCATACGAACAGAAGGAAAGGGTTCTTGCAATCCTAAAAGGCAACAAAAGATTTGCTACGGAACACAACTTATATGTTAAAGGTATTCATGTTCATGTGTTCGGTGGTCTATGCTGGTGTAAAAACTGTGGAAAGAAAATGACCTCGACCAGCTCAAACAAAAATAGATCATGGCAGTATTCCAAATATCTTTGTTCTACAAGACGGCGATCACTGACGAAATGCCGTGGCAGATCAACATCTGACCCAGTGCTTGGAGAATTTATCTTTAACTATATCCTGAATATGCTTAACGCACAAAAAGGCTTTGATTCCATTCACAGCCCAGCCGATCTCCAAGATGCACTCTTGACTGGAGATGCTTTTTCAGATATTAAAAGCATCGATCAGGAAGAGCTCAACGACTTATATAATATTCTTTCATCGAGTGTAGTGGGAAACATCTATGGTAGATCATTTAACGTTAATAAAGCAAAGAAAAATGATGAGGTGCAATCATCACTCACGATATTAAAAGCCGAAAAGAAAAAGCTTGATAGGGCTCTGGATCGTCTTACAAACTTATATCTGTATGATGATATGGCTATATCTGAAAAGGATTACATGACAAAGAAAACGGAAATTGAAACAAAGATCGCTGAAATTGATGAGAAAATAGGGATTGTCAATAAAAACTCCGTTGATAATTCTATCACAGACGAAGAATTTGTTGATAAAGCAAGCACCTTTATTATTACGCAAAAGCTGACTAATCGAAACTATATCAGTTATAAGCGTCTTGCCACATCGGTTGATCCTAAAATATTATATATGTTTACTCACGATGTAATTGATTATATAGACATCTACAATGGAAAGGTTCAGCGGATCGTTTTTAGAAACGGACTTTCTCAAACCTTTATCAGGTAAAAATAAAGCACCAGAATTTTTGAACTGGTGCTTTTATTTTGTCCTCGTTTGGTCCTCTGGACTGTCTGCGGACATTATATGGATATTTTACGGACATTCCATAGATTTTATACGGACTGTCCATGCAAATTGCATTTTATTTTTTAGGTCAGTAGCAATTTGCACTGCCTGATTGAACCACTCAATATACCACTGATAGTCTCTTTGATCTCCATACTCGCATATCGCCCATAACGTGTGTTTTTCATTTAGTAGCCTCCTATCATTGTTTTTCTATTTATAGCTTGTGCAAAATAGCCGAAAATGATATAATTCTTTTCGGGTAATTTCTTCCTTGGTTTACTCCTTAGGTTCCAAGTAAGAAGGAATTACAATCAGAATGCAAGCTTCATACCCTTGTATTCTCTAGTTAACTGTGTGTGGCAGTCACTTTGTTGTCGTGGCTGCCATTTTTATTGCATCAAAAAAAGATCTGGGCTCAAAACCCAGATCTTTTTTCTTTTACCTAAATTTGATTATTTGATTATTAACATTACATTTGTAAACTTTTGGT